AGTTCCCACTAGGTCTTGGAACAGCGCAGAAACGCCGCCTACTCCAAAGTCATTGTGGAAGTCTAGGGATACAGAACCTGACTTTAGCCCACCAATAACCTCTACGAAGCCCGCAGAACCAAAATCTGTAGTCTCTACCTCTGCTGCGTTAATTACTAGCTCAGCGCGGGCGGTAGCGTCAGAAATGTCTGTAGCATTCAGGGTTACGTGTGTGCCTGTTACAACATATTTTGCCATCTTATTTATTCTCCTTATGCGTATACAACAACGGAGAACTCCGCTGCCAAATACTCTTGGTCATTCAGTTGCAGAGAGCCGATATTGTTCATACCCACAACACGAGTGTCGAAAGCATTTCCGCCAAGGCTCTTATCCGATTCTACAGCAAGTTTGATACTCGAAGCGTCGGACTGAGAGCAGTAAGCATCTAACTTTCTCTGAGCGCGCTTCTCAGCGGCTCTTCCAACAATCACAATAACAGTGAAGTTAAAAAGCGTCAAACCCTGATTCATTGCCAAGTTGTAGTCCACTGTGTCCAGACTCATTGTGGCAATAGGCGGGCTTGGGTTATCGGGAAGCTCTGCAGAGGTTCTAAGACCAGCGATTGTTCCTAAGTTGTTTGCTAGCGCCACTCTAAGAGCATTTATGTCTGTCAAGACATTCTCACTCTCATAAACGGCTCTAGAAGCTTGGCAATGTCAGGGTCAATGTTAGAAACTCGGACTACGCCAAGGTCTCCAAATCCAGCAACTCCAAGCGGCGAGTCGTAGCGCTTGTACTGCCTAGAGGAAAGCAAGATAGCTGCCTGTCTAACGGCTGTAGGCACTGCCGCCCAACCGAATGTGCCAGTTACCTGTACAGTAGCGTCTTGTCCTGCTACAGGGAAAGTGAAGTCACCCACAGCTCTAATCTGAGTCGCAGGGGTCACAAGACCGCCAGATTGACCGTTCAGAGGCTCTAGCTGATAGTCTGTGGCTGTCCAAGCGTCACCAAAAACCCCATCAGCATTGTCAGAGACTTTTATTGAGGTGAGGGCTGATACATCGTCAATGATGCAGACATATGAGTCGCTCGGTGTAAAGATTCGTATTGCAGTTTCGGTGTAAAAGACGCGCTCAGTGTGTCCGTCAATCTGCCTTGAAGCAGCTTCAGCAGCAAGCTCTAAGAGTGTGTCGTCAACTGTATCTGTAATCCTGAGAGCGGCTTTGACGTCAGCCAAAGTGCAGTAACCGTTTGTAATAGCCATAAATTCTCCTTTATGGGTCTATCCTACCTTAGCCGTCATACATAAAAAGAAGGGCGGGGGCAACCTGCCACCCCCGCCCTTCAGCTTATTTCGCTAGATTAGCTTGCGCCGCCTGCGAATGTCTTGATGTGACCAGCGTGAGTCAATCCACCGTCAACGCGCATTAGCACGCGGAAGGTGGTCTGGTCGGTGTTGAATGAGTAGTCTGACGACTGGGCAATCTGAAGACCGCCTGCCATACGAACCTTGTATGAAGGCAAGTGACCGAATGCAACAGACTTTGCATCTAGGCCAGTTGCTGCAATGGCAGGGTTCTCTACAACATCGTAGCCAGCAAAGCTGTCTGGCTGTCCAACGTTTACCTGATATAGGTACTGTCCAGCGCCGTCCTTGAGGGTTCTCATAGCACCGATTGAAGCACCAGCTGCCATGTAAGCCACTCCCGGAAGACGACGAGCTGCACCGTCTAGGGTGTACTGAAGGTTGATTAGGTCGTCAGCGGTGAATGCACCTGTAACGCCCGTAGCACCCACGATGCCTGCACCAGCACTAGTCATAACACCAGTTGGCTCAGTAGTTCCAGCTCCGGTGGTTAGACCATCGTTTACTGCGAAGCCGATTGCGTTACCTGCCTGCTCTGCAATTAGAGAGGTTAGGTTGAATCCAGCGTCGTTAAGTAGCTCGTTGGACACAGGTACCAAAAAGCTGTACTTGAATGCGCCGAGAGTAATCGAACTGAATGTTGGGTCAGACTCAGCAATAGTTGCGCCTTCACCCTTGATGGTTGCGGTTGAGTACGCAGTCAAAGTTGGAATCGTCAAAGATTCTCCGGTTGACGTTGCAATTACCTGTGATACATCTAGCATTGGGCCAGCTAGACGAGCAACAGAGAATACCTCATCGTAGAAGCTCTTTGGGACAGTGTTGGCCGAGCTTACTAGTCCACGCTTCTCGAAGTTGTGAGAACGAACCTCACCTGAGACGATTGAGCGTAGAACGTCCTCGTCAGAGCGGGACTCTGAAGCAGGAACAAAGCTACCAGCTGCTGCTGATGCCTCTACTGAACGCTGCTCGTTGCGAGCTGCGATTGAGATTGCCTCATCTGCACGACGAATGTCGGTTTCAATGCGGTTAATCTTTTCGGTTGTTTCGGCGTCAAGGCCACCGCGCTCTTCGGCTGCGTCAAGGGATTCCTGAATCTGCAGCGTTAGGTTTGCGCGGAGTTCCTCTTGTGCCTTTTTAAATTCAGACATTTTGGTCTCCTAGTTATATTACTTACAGTGTCAGTCGCGTTGACGCTGAACTGAATTACAACGGCAGAGTTGACTCACTTCCGTACTAACAGTTTACAGGGTTATGTACCCCGGACATGGGAAAGCCCCCTCGGAGGAAAGAGCGTAAGCTCCGAGAGGGCGAAACGCTGGTTATCGGGTCTCTATTGAGCCTTCAACTCGCGTTTCTTTTGTTGCCCGATAGGAAGAGCCTGTGCGCTCTGAATCGGCTTTAGAAGCCGCCTTGGTTGGCTCTGATGCGTCTAGGGCAACAATAGCGTCTGCCCATGTTCCGGCAAATTGCTTTACTACGCCACTCTCAGGGTTGCCCGCAACCGAGAGAATAGTCTTCTTGATTTCATCTCTGCTAGCCATAATCAAATCCTTTTCAATAGCTGTTCTAGTTTTTTCTTCTTTAGCTCAAGCATACCTTGGCTAAGTTCGTTTTCCTCTACAGGCTCTTCTGCTACCTCTTCGGTAACTTCTTCTGCCTGTGGGGTTAGCTTGCTGATTACTGTGTTTAGCAGTTCAGCATCGGTTGCACTGAGGTCGTCGCCAATCTCTAGTTTCAACATTGCATCTGCCAAAGCGTCTGAATCTACTTCGGCTCTCTTTGCTACTTCACTCACGCTTCTCACCATCGTCTTTCCTGCCGTCTCGGAGTACGCAGGGAAGGCAACAATGCTGACTTCGTGCAAGCGTACTTGTTTTAGTGTACGCTCTGTTCCTTCAGAGTTCCACTCATCTCCCCCGGCGGGTACAGAAAAACCAAAGGACATTGAATCAATATCGCCCCTCTTAATCAGATAGGCGGCATCGCGTCCGAGCTGAGTTTCAGGTAGGTCAGCTGTTGCAAGCAGCCCTCTGTCTGTCTGCTCAAGCCTTAGAGTGCCAGCGCGGGTAGAGCCAAGCACTTGACCTGAGTCGTGATTCCACAGCAGCTTTATGTCGTTGCGAGCGCGAAGAGAGCGGGTAAAAGCTCCCGGAGCAATCTTCTCTCTAAACGGCAGTGGCTCTGAGGGACTGTTCCAGATAGCGGCATAGCCAGTAAAGGTCATGCCGTCACCAACCTCGCGCATCTCCAAAGATGTAACCCTTAGTCGTGTTTCGATTTTTGCCATCTCTTTGCTTTCTACGCTAACTAGCGCCCTGTTTTCTTCTTCAAGTCTAGCCACAACACCCTCTGCGTACTTCATGGCACGATTCGCTGCTGACTTTGATGCGCCACTACCCCAAAGCAAGTGAGCTGCTACGCCTGCTGACGGGAAGCCGTCGTTGCCGGGGCTGGCTGCGGGTGCGTCTAAGTCGTCCATGTGACGAGCAATCCATGCTGCGATTCGTACCCATTTGTCTGCGGTTACGTTGCCTGCTGCCATTGCTCTAGCTTCACTAACGGTTGCAGACTTTAGTCCGTCGCCGGACTCGCCTTGTTCGTGATACCTCAAGCCCCTACGAGCTGCTGCTCTCATGTAGGCGGGTGGCGTTAGATTTACTTCTCGGATTTCAAAGCTTGCTTGTTCATCATCGCTGACCGAATCATCAGGCTCTGTTAGCGGTTCTTGGTGTTCTTCTTTGTCTTCCCAAGCGTTGCAGTAGTGGTCGCCTCTGACGTATTCGCCCCACTTGTCACAGTAGGCTTTGTCTCCTTCGGGGCTGATTCTACTTTCGTCGTAATAGAAGCAGTTTCCACAGGCTCGGCCTTCGGGGACGCTTTCTTCAAGGGCTGGACGATAGTTTTCGGGGAGTTGTCTTTCTCCAATATCTTTGTTGATAACATTTATTTCTAACCTCTCTGTCATTAATGTTTTGTCACTCTCGTTTAGCATCTATACCTCGTATACCGCTTCAGGGTCTTCAGGGTCAATTTGTGCTGTTGCCTGCAACTGAACGCTAGGTACGCCAGTGTGTTCGATTGCCTCTAGACCGAATGCCTCAAGAACAGCCGCAGGGTCGTAACCAACTTGTACAAGCTTGGTTGCCATGTCTACTCGCTGTGATGTGGCGCTGAGTTCGGCTGCCGAGACGTTTACGTTAGCAAGTGGTACGCGAACTGTGTCTGCGGAAGGGTCGTCAATCGGCTGTAAGTCTTCAAGCCTGCGAACGTCGTTGATTGTTAGGTATCCAGCTTGTAGTCCAGCGCTGTAAGACCTGTTACGAGCCTCTGTGTCGGCCCTTAGAAGCCCCGTAAGGGTGAACTTGATGAATGCTCTGTCTCCACCGCTTGAACGCGACATAAGAGGACTGAGCGCGCCTTCTAGCTTTTGCACAATCGGTCTTAGGCAGTGAGTTACCCACGCAAGGTTGTTCTGCTCCACCGAGGCGTAAGAATTAGTGCCGGGAAGTCCCAAAAGGTGTGGCGGGACATTGAAAGCACGAGCAACGTCCTCAACAGCCATTCTGCGGCTGTCAATAAACTGAGCTTGGTCATTTGTAGCACTTGTTGGCTTGTACATCGCTCCGTTTGACAGGATTCCTGTTTTGTGGGCGCGGCGGAAGCCTTTGTGACGTGAGTCAAAGCTCTGTTGAAGGTCTTTTGCTTGGTCAGCGGTCAGCTTGCCGGGATATTCAATAATTCCGCTAGTCTGAGTACCTTGACCGAAGAATCTAGCCGCATAACTCTCTAAAGCAATGGCTAGACCGAAGTTATCCTTCAGGGCTTCCACTCTTGAGACCCCGCGCATCTCTCCGGGACGTACAACGTCAGGGATAAAGACAATTTCATCGCTTGAGAGCAATTTCTTCTCCCCTTCGACCTCAAACATGACTCTTCCGATGCCATTTCGTTTGATTTGCACTGTTTTAGGGTTCAAAACGGTCATATTGACCACTTCTCCCTGCGAATTACTGTAAATACGTATAAAAGCGTTGCCTTCGAGCAGCATAGAGACGATTACAGCTCCGTAGAACGCCTCTTTTGTAGTATCAACGTCTGGCTTTTGCACCCAAGCAGGAGTAGGGCGGAAAGCAAAGCGCTCACCGTCTCTGCGAATGTAGGCATCTAGAGGCAGTGTTGAAATTGTGTCAGAGATAAGGCTGACAGCCGAGAAGATTGCATTGACTTGAAACGCTGTGTCGGAGTTGACTAAAGTGCCTGACTGCGTGCCAAGTTCTAGTTCACCGCCGCTACCCCAGACGCTTTGAAAAGAGACTCCGCGTTCTTCGTTTCCTGAAAACAATTTACCAAGCATTACTTACGCTCCAAACTTAGACCGAACAAAATTGCAAACGCGCCCGCCACTATGAAACCAACAGGCAAGTAAATCGCCATCACCCCACCAGTGACCAGTACCGCGCCGCTGATTTGTAAAATATTCGTTAACATAACCGCCTTAAAAGAAGAACTCAGGCACTCCTTCATCTATTCTACCCTGAGTAGCCCTATCATACGCAATAATGAAAGCGATTGCCGCGTCAATCTTCTTTTTGCTATTGCCAGACTCTTTGGTTACCCTTTGACCCTTGTGGTCAGCTTTGATTACACAGTTATCTATGTGCCTTGACAAGATACCGTTTCCGTCGTGTTCAAACTTCTTTTCTGTCACTGCTTCGAACACTTTTTGCGTTGCAGGAATCATCAGAGAAAGCAAGTTGGTCTTGTACTCAACAATCGGGTATTCCAACTCCTGCAGTTCTTGCATCATCGAAGCCCAGCGGTAAGGGTCACAGGCAATCTCTCGCACCTGTGGATAGCGCTGTACATAGTCAATGATTGTGTCTCTTACGTCGTCAATCTTGACTCGCCATGAGTCATCATCTACGCCGAAGTCTTTTTCCCAAGTAGCAATCAGCTTTACCTTTGGCTTCTCCCCTGCTTCAGGAATAGTTACGGCGCAAATAGCTGTGGAGTCGTTAGCGTAAGAGCCGTCAAAGCCTAGAACGTAATCTTCGTCAGGGCCGATTTCAAGCTCTTCGCCGTCTTCTGATTCGAGCAGTTCCCAAGCACCTGCAGGTAGCCAAGCCTGCTGGCTAGATACCCATTGGTTACAACGCTTGGTTCTGAACTCAGTCTCTGGCGTTCTAAGAACAGCAGATTCAAAGTCGCTGCCAGCGCAGATATCGTCAAAGCCGGGGTTGGCTTGAACCCAAGTCTCTTTTAGTCTGTGGTCAGCCTCTTCAGGCGCTTCCCACCAAGCCATAAAGTAAGTAGGGTCTTCTGTTTCTTTACGCACAATCTTCTGCCCGTACTGATAAAGCGTGTAGGCGATTGAGTCTTTGCCTGTGCGTGATTCTGTCTTGACTCCCGCTGTGGTGATTGCAACCATTGTGGCTGCCTTGCCTCGCGCTCCCTGAGCTAGCGACATAACATCAAAGAGGTCACGTGAAGGCTGTGCGTGAAGCTCGTCAAAGATAACCAGCGTAGGAGACAGTCCTTCGTGTCTAGGTGCGTCAGCCGACAGCACGCGGTAGATGTTGTTCGTGGCAGGTACGCGAATGTGGTCTCGGAAAATCTCACAATGCTCTGCTAGCTCGCTGCTCTGAATCATGCGCTTTGTATCTTCGAAAACAATCTTGGCTTGCTGGCGGTCAGCCGCGACTGAATAGATTTCAGCGCCCTGTGTCTTTACGTCTAGCAAAGCAAAGGCAGCAATGACAGAGCCAAGGGCTGACTTGCCATTCTTACGGGGGACACCGACAAGAGAGATGCGGTGACGCAGCCCGTCTTCGTCTCTAGCAAAGATGTGCTTGAGAAGTTCTCGCTGCCATTCACGCAGGACAAGTGGCGTACCAGCACGTCCGGCTACTGAGTCTTTAGTGATGGTCGCAAAGGCATCGGCGAAGCGGGCAATGAACTCTCCATCACCTCGGTCTATCGCCTCCTGCGGAACAGGGGTCAGCCAGCGCGGGGGGAACATTAGCCTCTTTCAGCCATGAGCTGCTCAAAGGCGCTCTTAGCTTTTATCTCCGCAAGACCGAGGCGGCTACGGCTGTCAACTGTGAAGCCCATCAGTCCTAGCCCGCTCATAATCGTTTTCTCTAGCTCTAGTAGCTGTCGGGCAATGTGAAAGTCAGAAGGGTCAGCTTGAAACTGCTTCTCTAGCAAAAGCTGCCTGTCTAGCTGCTTGCAGATAATGAGCAGGGCGTCAATGTCAGTGCTTCGGCTTATCCAGCTCTTGCCCTTACTAAAGACCCTTGACCAGAGTTGCATTCCTGCTTCCCCTAGCTCTTGGTGCGGTTCTACGTAGCCGCCTTCTAGTTCAAAGGTGTCATTTAGGCTAGGCAGTTTGCGCTGACCGGGGTTGCCTGTCAGTCGTTTCTGTTCAAGTGGTTTCGCAGGATTTGGCATACCAGATAGGCTAGCACGTTTTTTGTGTGAACTGCAGGAAAGTGAGTAAGCCCAAGGTGCGGGGTGTCAGAGGCTGCCTATAGCAGAAAACAGGCCACCCTAGGGCAATGGCGGGCGGGGGTGTGGCGGGTGTCAGGTGACTAGCTATGTTCTCTAAGGCGCTCTAGTGACTGTCTAAGGCTTTTGGCTAGCTGTTTAGGTGTGGCTGCTCAGGGCCGCATCATCAACCCGTTAGCGCGGCGCTCAAGGCGTGATAGTGGCGGGAGACTTTGGCGCTCTACCCCCCTAGCTTTATTTAGTGTGGCCTACAGGCGCGGCAGACTAAGGGCATAGGGCGGGGCGGCTCTAGGTTGCGCTCTCAGGGCGCTCAGGGTGGCGGCGGGTTAGCTCTACCTAATAAGGGGGCTAAGGCGTTAGCGGGGCGGCTAGGCGTGTTTTGGCTTTGGTTTGTTTTGGTATGGCTCTAGCCCTCTAGCTCTCTCTCACTAGGGGCGGGGGCGGGGTGGCTCTCTGTCTAGTCTCTGTGAT